TTAACCATTTGATTGTGTTGGGTTTTTCTTCGGCAACGGCTTAACACTGAAAATTTGCATAACTGGACCATACTTAGTTTGTGACTCAGTAAATTCAATTTCGACATCCTGAGCATTTTCAGCACACTGCTCCAGAACAGATTTCATCTGTTCAACTGGCATCATTCCTTCACCAAAATTCAAGTTATAGCGAACTGGCGAAAATACTGTTGTGCTGAAATAAATCTTGTCATCTTTTTTAAATACAGATGGTGAAATCGAACGTTTATTAAATTGAACTTGCATTTGCTTAACCTCTTAGGCAACTAAACCGATTCTTTCGGCATATCTAGAAACTGGAATTTGATAATCTGGTGGCAACTGTTCTTGAAACTTAATTTCAACAAGACGAACAAATGGAATGACTGTACCGTTAGGATTCTTATGAAGATTCTGTAAATGGGCTTTGGGTAGTCCTGCATCTTTAAGAGCATTAACGTTGTCATAGAACGTAGACTCTTTATAGATTTCTTTAATCTGTTCCCAACCGATCTGACGCAGTAAGCAATAAAATTTGAAAGCATTATCAGCCTTCGTATAACTGGTCTTACCTGATTTAGTAATTTTATAAAGCTTAGAACGCAGAAGGTCTAATACATCACCATCACTTGAAAAATTCATACTCTCACCCTTTAGCGTATTTAAAATCGGGTCAAACGCTACATGCCATAATTTAAGAAGCAGATCTGGTTGTTCCTGCTGTAAATCAATTAATTTCCAGAGATTCGTTGGATACCCGTTTTTAGCTAAATAGGTTTTACAAATACGGGCTTCAAAACGCACAGTTGCGTTTGCAAACTTCATAACATCGTGCATTGCAATAACTAATGCTTTAGAACGCATACAGCCCTTGTCCGCTTGTTTCTGGACTTTATGTAACTGGGCTTTTAACTCTTCAAATTTGCCATAGGCTTTAGGGCGGATATAACGTCCATCTTCGTTGCCCCACGTAATATAGTTTGAATACTTAACTTGCTTAGCTTTGCGATGCCCAGCTGAAACATTAGCTAAATAATCAAGAACTGGCTGAACCATGTTCTGATGAGGTAAACGTGTTAAATACGTTGTATCAAGGTGTAAGACCTCAATGTTCTCAAAATCCAAGATTCCGCATAACTTAGGATATGAATCTATAAGCATGCCAAGCATCTCAGTAGCACCTAACTTAATACATTCAAAACCAAAAACGTTATGGCCTTGAAGCAACTTAAGCGGAGAAGCTTTAATCTCAACATATGGCATTGCATTCATCGTATTAGCAAAGAATTTCATTGCCATATCTGTATAAGAACTAGGGATAGACTCATAAGGGTGATACAACTCCCCTGTTATCGTTTCCCCCTCATCAGTTTTACTTACATGTCTAGTTGCCGCAGGAAGATCGTAATCAAGCAAATCACCATTAAAGAAATGGTGATTGTCAATACTTCTGACATAAGCCTGATGAATCGGAACTGCTAAACGTAAATGATCGAGCATTGCAACAACATCACATGCAACTATTTAACAGAAATATAACAGAATCACACGTAACAACGCAACGTATGACAAAATAACAATATCACAGTAAACAATGTTCAGGTGTTGCATGAAAAAATCAGACTTATCAAAAACTTACCGTATTCGCGGTGAATTTGTAGAGGGAATTAAAGAGAAATCATTAGATTTTATTATTGAAACTAAAGAAAGAATTGAGGAAGCAGATATAATAAATGCCTTAATTTATAAGCACTTAAATGATATAAAGGCAAAAGATGTAACCAAATATATCGAAGAAATAAAAAAAGCCGATTAATTATATATATCGACACCGAATATTAGATTTCTCCGAAATTCCGGAGTCAGGCACACTATTAGATAGCAGTGTGCCCTATCCTCTCCCATGCCTCCTTACACTCGTCGAAGCTCCTCGCGTGCGTCGGCATTGTCGATTTCGCATAATGCAGATTGATGTTAAATCACGCCGATTTGCTCTGGAGATAGTTGCAAATCGGCTATGTAACATAATCTGGACTACATTATGCGAAATCAGTTAGAGAATTTTATATAGACAAAAAAGGCAAAAAAAAGGCCAATAATAAGACCTTCACTAAACCCCATAATCCAAACAATATCTAAAGCCTGTTGCATAACATCTCCAGCAAAAGCGTAATCAGAGGGGGAAATATTCATATTGCCATTGTGTCAGTTCGTAGACACTCACTTAATATTTTTCTTCTAGTGTTCTTCATTGTGTAGCAGATCGATAAGCTTTTTTTGTTAAAAAGCTTATGAGCATCAATGATGCTCAATCATGTCACGATGTTGTTGATCACATGATTTCATTTGAGCAGCTAAAAGAGCTAAAGAAATAAACATTAAAATAGTCAGAATAATATTAGCTCTCATATTAAGCCCTCTGCTTTAGTTTGTTGTTGTGCTTGTAGCTGTTGCTGCGGCTGCTGAAAGTAATTAAATGGTCTATCACCATCTTCAATAAGTCGCTTACAGTCGCTACTTGAGACATCATTCAGAATTGTTCCCTGCTGAGTGTATGCAACATATTTATTGCCTTTCTTCATACAACCGGCAAATACAGGTTTTGCGGTAACTTCATAGTTAATGTTCGGCTGAATGCCAGAATCATCAAAAGGCTTGCTCGGATTATATGAGATATGAACAGTCTGTGGATTAGCTCCAGTAATGGAACCGCGATTAACTGTAAGATTCTCAAACCATGCGACACATTCAGGTTTTTCAACATTAGCAGCTTTACGACATTCAATATCAAGATTTGATTGGACTGTTGAACTCTGACCCTGTGCAGCAGTATCTTTAGCATCTGTTTTTTCTGTTGTCTTAGTTTGATGTGGCGTACCTGTAGCAATCTGTCTAACCACGTTATTTTCTTTTGAAAATGAACAAGTAAATAAAGCAATACATGCAATTAAGACAGACGTTAAAATCATAATAAAACGCCAAGGCAATCGGCGTTTATGTGTATGAGCAGTTGAAGAACGATAATATTTATAAAGATCACTAGGGAATACAAAAGTCGATTTAACTTCGGCAGTAGCTTTATTTTTAAATGCGTTAGGGTCAATCTTTACAGTTGACCATTCATATTGAGTAGATCGCTTAAGACCAAAAGAATTAACTAGATGTCTATGGTGACCAGTAACAGCACGAAAGGTCTTATGAACAAGGTCTGGAAACTGTGTAATACCGACAATATCAAAGCCCCGATGACGATGTATGGTTAAGTCTTTAACAATCGGATCAACTGCGCGAGATTCAGACGAGAAAACAGGAATATTCTGAATTTCATCATAAACAACAAATGAGCCATCAGGTAATTTACGCCAATCCGCATCAGCCGGAATCGGTCTAATCGTGTCAATTTCAAGCCCAGCAATATTTGTATAAATGGTTCTAACAGGACGAACTTTATTTAGTTTTAGATTATATTCATTATTAACTCGTTCAATAATTTCATTATAAAAAATAGAGCGAGAAAAATATTCTTCTATACGTTCAGATGATTTTAAGAAATCAAAATAGATATTATCAAAATGAAAAATCTGTTCTTTTAGATCAACACCTTGGCCTACTTTTCGAACACAATATAAAAAATCATCAGATATTTTTTTATCCTGGATAACCTTTAAATTAGTTTCATATATTTTGGGATTAAGAATGATATTTTTCTGATTAGTTTTTTCTAACTGAACAATATCACGAACATTAATTAAAGTTTTTCCTGCACCTGGAGTGCCAGTATCTAAACGTATCATTTTAAATCTTCTTTAATGCCAAATTACCAGCATTCAGTGAAAGTCTAGTCACGATTGCTGCAAGTACAGTTGAAAAGAAAATATCAAATCCAGCTAAATGAAGGATTGCAATCAAATCACCCGGTATTCCATACGCTTGCTGTTGAACAGCATTTACAGCCTGTTGAAAAGCGACATAGGAAATTGAAGAAGTAGTAAGAGCAAGACCAGCACCAGTGAGAATATTTTTTAATGTTCCCTTTTGAATACTTTGTAAAATAGTAGATAAACTCATTCTGTTTTTACTCCACCAATAATTAAAGCAGCCACAAAAAATCCAACAAAGATAAGAACAGGCTTGGCAGTTGATACTGTTGTACAGATCGGCTCATATGAAATCGGCATCTTGATGACACCAACACCCATGTTTATTTCAGCTTGTCGATCATCAGGACACATGCCACCGAAAGCTATATCTGTGTCTATATCTGGTTGTTCCTGATCAGGTATATCTAGTTCTGTATCTTCATTTTTCTCAGACGTAGCCCATTCTTTTGCTTCTGCCCATGACTGAGAAATTGAGTTTGCCCAAGAATCAGCTTTTTGATTAGTTGTATCCCACCAGTTTGTTAAAGTGCGCGGAAAAGATATAACTGTTTGAGCAGCTTCGCAGACAGTTGGCGCCCAACCGCAAAAAGCCGGAAATTCTAAAGAAATATCGGTAACATTTGGTTTTTCGGGATTTTGTGTTTGTTCACCAGTTGCAGTATTTTCAGCTTCAATTGCTTTTGATGCTTCTAGTTGCTGAACAATCGGAGCAGCTTTAGCAGTGTCATTTTCTGCTTCATTAATTACATCTTGTGCAGCAGCAGTAATTGCTTGTTGTGCTGAAGCATCACCACCGGCAGCATTAGAAATAACTTTTTGAGCTACAGTTTCAAGTGGAATTGATTTTTCTTCTTCTTCTGATGTAGAAGTACCTGTTTGGGCACCAGTAATTACAGCATACCTAAAACCCTCAGAGGTCTGACAAAACCAACGAGTACCGTAATAAGAATCTGTATATTGAACAGCACCACCGTCAGTACGTCCACTATTAGCAGCCTGAATAGCACAATAGTTATTACAGCTTTGACCGCCATAAGTACAAGTTTGTGATGTTTCACCAGGAACTTTATATTTAATCTGATTATTCGCAGGATCAAGAACCCAATCTACAGAACCTAGCAATTGTTCAACAGCAACAGACAAAGCATAACCAGCACCACCACGAGCAAGAACCTTTGCAACTTGAGAGGCATTGGGCGTTATTTTTGCAGTGCCTCTGGCAATTTTTGAAGCACCGTTAAGAATGATTTCTTTTGTTCCGTTAACGATTGCAGAAGCGCCGGATGCTACTGGAGAGCCAAGTGACCAACCACCTAAACTTGCAGCATTGGCTTGTGTAATTAAATTAAAATAAAGAGTGAATGCAAAAAAGACAGAAAGAAACTTTTTCATTTAATCACTCTCCATATCCCATGTAATGCAATCCAAGGCACAATGACCAGTAACCAGTAAAAAATAGATGCTTCTTCCATACTCCCCCCTTAAATGAAAAACCCTGCCGAAGCAGGGAATTTCGAGCACTGATTACTTTGCACGTTTGACGTAAGCCCAACCCAAAAGCAACGCAACTACACCAGCAAGAATTGTTAGAATCGACAACACACCGGAAGAAACACCGCCCATTTCTGTTGAAATCTCAGTAAAGAGATCAGCAACACCAGCAGCATTAGCACTTGATGCAATTACCATTGTTCCTACAGCAGCACCAGCAGCGGCAAATGTAGGACAATGACGTTGGAACCAAGTTTTTTTAACTTGAGCAACTGGAGCTTTAATTACTTCTACGTTTTTGTAAGTCATGAGGATTTTCCTTTTATTTGCTCTGGTGGTAGATGAGCATAATGAAAGACCACCCAATCAAAAGGACGTAGATACTCGCTATCGGTGTTAAGATAATGAGAGCATCATCCTTTGTGATTGCTAACTGGTCGATTACAGACTTGTATTCGACCCATTTAAGGCAGGCATTTGTGCTCTCTTCGACAATTTCACAGATGCTTGCCAT